GCGATCTATCGCAACTTTGATGAGGACAAGCCGTTCATCAAGAAGCGCACGTACTTCTCTCAGTACAAGTTCGCTCCCGGCTTCGGTCCTTACGGCACTGGCTTGATCCACATCATGGGCGGCGTCTCTGACGCTGCCACGTCTATTCTTCGTCAGCTGGTTGATGCCGGCACGATGAATAACGTGCCTTCGGGGTTTAAGTCTCGCAATCTCCGCATAAAGGGCGACGATGGTCCCCTCCGCCCGGGTGAACTTCGCGATATTGACCTTCCACCGGGTATGCTCAGCAAGTCGATTGAGTGGGTGCCAACGAAAGAACCGAGCATGGTTCTCGCAACCCTGCTTGGCACGCTGGTCGAAGAAGGTCGCCGCATTGGCTCCCTGTCTGATATGAAGGTTGGCGATGCTGGCGGCGCGAATGCGCCTGTTGGAACCACCCTGGCGCTCATCGAGCGTCACACGCGCGTTATCTCAGCTGTCGGCGTTCGCAATTACATCTCAATGGATCATGAACTTCGTATGGCGAAGGACATTATCGCGAATGAGATGAGCGATAAGTATGAGTACAATACCGAAGATGGTCCCCACAATCGCAAGGAAGACTTCTCGGCCACAAACATAGTGCCAACGGCCGATCCGTCAGGATCGACCATGAGCCAGCGCATCATGCGTTTGACAGCGGTTGAGACGCTCGCGTCGAAGCAGCCGCAACACTACGACATGGCGTTTCTTCACCGCATGATCGTGGAGACAATGGAGCTCCCGAGTGCAGCGAAGATCGTTCCTATCCAGGATGAGTTCATCCCGACAGACCCGATTTCAGAAAACATGAATCTCCTGATGATGCGCCCGGTGAAGGCGCATCTGATCCAAGACCATGAGTCTCACATTCGCGTCCACATGGCCGCGATGCAGGACCCATTGATGCAACAGATCATTGGGCAGAACCCAAACGCCGCGGCAATCCAAGCCGCGGCTATGGCCCACATCACCGAACACACGGCTATGGCCTATCGGTCTAAGATCGAGAAGGAAGCCGGCATTACGCTTCCGCCACCGAACCAACCGCTCGATCCTATGGCTGAAGCTGCCCTGTCCCGCGTCGCCGCGGAAGCGGCCGACCGCGTTCTTCAGCGCAACACAGCTGAAGCACAAGCTCAAGCCAACGCTCAAGCCGCCCAGGACCCGATGGTCATGCTTCGTCAGAAGGAGCTCGAGATCAAACAGATGGATTCCCAGATCAAGTTGATGGGCATCCAGATTAAGGGCGCCACTGACGCTGAGAAGACGAAAATTCTGGCTCGCAAGGAAGAGCTCGAAGGACGCATTTCTCTCGCTGAACTTACCCTCCAGGGTATTGAATTGGCCATCAAGGCCAAGCAGGCCGAAGCCGACACCGGTCTCACCGAGCGAACCAGCGCTGCTCAACAGGCGCTAGAGGCTCTCAAGGTTGGTATAACAACTATGAACGCAAACGAGGACAGAGATGAACGCAGAGAGAGTGCTAAGGAAACTGCTCGAGCTAAAGGAAGTTCTTCAGGAGGAACATAAGCGCAGCTTATTGTCAGACCCTTCAATGACTATTGAGGCTGTCAGGTATTCACAAGGTTATCTAAACGCATTAGATCGTATTGATCAAGAAATCGATATGCTCGCCAAAGAAGAGCAAAAGGACGATATTGAAGATGAGCAGTAATTACATGCTTCCCAGTCGGGAAGACTTTATCAAAGCTGTTGAAGAAGTAACAAAGCGCGAAGACTTCTCCTTAAAGCCTCAGGGCTGGAAAGTCTTGGTTGCTATGCCGGATTACGCGAAGACCACCAAAGGTGGCATCGCTCTCCCAGACGAATACGTCCAACGCGAAGAGATGGCCAGCCCGGTTGGGTACGTGGTCGCTCTTGGTGATTCCTGCTACGCCGATCAGGCGCGGTTCCCCAATGGGCCGTATTGCAAGGAAGGTGACTTCATCATCATGCGTCCATACTCGGGAACGCGCGTGGTGCTCCATGACAAGGAATTCCGCTTCATCAACGATGATACGGTTGAAGGTGTCGTCCAAGACCCGAGCAATATCAAGAGGATTGCATAATGAGTGCCGAGAGACTCGAAGACGAGAATGAAGACGAGTTCGAGATTGAGATCGAGGACGATACTCCTGAAGAGGATCGCGGTCGGTCTAAGGCTTCTGATGATGAGCCAGAAGACGATGAGATCGAGGACGAGGAGCTTAAGAATTATTCCGCTGGCGCAGCCAAGCGGATCAAGACGCTAACTCGTCAAAAGCACGAACAACGTCGCCGGGCTGATGAAAAGGACCGGATGCTCAACGAGGCTCTCAGCCTTGTGCAAAAGCAGCGAGCCCAACTCCAAGGGGCTGCCAGTTCTGTTGTTGGCGCCAATAAAGAGAAGTTGGAGTCTGAGCTTGTCGATCTGAAAAAGCAGGTTGCCGCGGCGGTCGAGACTGGTGACGGCGAGAAGGTCGCAGACCTTCAAGACAAGATCGCTGACACGCGCAGTAAGCTCAACAACACCCTCCACGCCGAAAGGCAGATTAAAGAACAAACCGAGAACAATCCCGGTGGCGGAGGCGGTGACGCCGGTCAGGATGATCCTAATGATCGTTCGAAGTGGCCAAAGACTCGCAAAGCTTGGGCTGATGCAAATAAGGACTGGTTCCACCAGGATGAGGAGATGACGGGCTATGTCTATGGTCTCCACCAAAAGCTCATCAAGAACGGCGTAGTGCCTGATTCTGAAGAGTATTATCAGAAGATCGATAAGAAGATGAAGACTGTCTTCGCTGATTACTTCGAGGGTCGCACCGACGAAGATGAGGACGACGACGAAGAAGAGGAGGATACTCCTCGTCGGCCGCAGCGAGCGGAATCGCGCGCTGCTCCGATCAATGGCTCTAACAGCGGCGGTGGAGGCGGCAAGGGCGGCAAGAAAATCTACAAGATCACCGCAAGAGAAAAGGCTATTGCAGATAGACTTGGCATCAGCCCGAAGCAGTATTTGGAAGAAAAGCACGCCCTGGGGAAGAAGTAAATGACCAAGCGAGACCTTACTGACGACAAAGTAGACGAGCCGATTGTTGGCGATCAGATGAAAAAGATCGCAGAAGCTCTTGAAAAGAGCAAGCAACAAGCACTACGTCAAGATCAACCTTCTAATCGGGCATCGGCTGCTAGAGCGCCGCGGCAGGATCGGGAGGCGGAAACACGCGAAGCCGACGCTACTCCGCTGACTTGGAGGCCGGCTGATGTGCTACCTGACCCGCCGCAAAAAGATGGCTGGGTCCACCGCTGGGTTCGTGGCTCTTCCAGAGGCGAACTTGATAGCGTGAACATGGCGAGGGCCGTGCGAGAGGGTTGGCAGCCGGTTTCGGCTGAGGATTACCCCGAAATTTCCATGCAGATGTTCAACAAGGGTGAATCCATCGGAACGATTGAGTTCGGTGGTCTGATCCTTTGCAGGATGCCGGTGGAGCTCGCTAAGGCTCGTGACAAATACTACAAAGATTTGTCGCTAAACCAAATCAATTCGATCAATGCCCGTCTTCGTGAAGAACAAGAAAGCGATGGCAGGGTCAAGTATGAAAATGAAAGTCGAAGCAGAGTCAACGCCCTGCCGCCCCGCTAACGGGTAGTCAGGTTCGGAGAACAAAATGGCAACTAGTCTTAAGCCGTATGGACTGAAGCCCGCTTACCGTCTTGGTAACGGTGCTCCGAGCGTCCTCGGTTTCACGCTGATGAAGATGTACGCTGGGGAAACCTATGCTATCTTCAACGGCGACCCGGTTAAACTGATCGCGTCCTCAACGGGCCGCGGTCATATCCAGACGCTCAACACCACGCTGACGGCCACGACCGTCACGTCCAGCGGCACGCCGATTGGCGTATTTGGCGGTTGCCAGTACACTGACCCGACGAGCAAAAAGTGGCTCCAACGTCATTTCTATCCTGGCGCCATTACGTCGCCGGCAGACGATGCATACGCATTCGTCTATGACGATCCGGACCTCGTTTACCGCATTATTGCGGATGAGGCCGTCCCGGCTACGGCTCTTGGCTGCAACGCAGCCCTGATCCAAACCGCGGTAGGCAGCACGGCGACCGGTAACTCGGGCCTTACGCTCGACGGTTCGTCTATTGCGAACACTGCAACCCTTCCGCTCCGCATCGTTGGCTTCGTCAACGACCCGCTGAGCTCTGTGGGTGACACCTATACCGAATGCTACGTGCGACTGAACACGCACTTCCATCGCCAGACCACTGGCGTTGCGGCCTCGTAAGGAGAAGCTATAATGGCTGGTGCAATTTCACGCGCACAGATGCTCCGAGAACTCGAACCGGGCTTGAACGCCCTGTTCGGTCTCGAGTACAAGCGCTATCCTGAGCAGCATAAGCTGGTCTACGATACCTACAACTCTGATCGCAGCTTTGAAGAAGAGCTCCGCGTGACGGGCCTGGGTCTCGCTCAGACCACGAATGAAGGCGGCGGGGTTCCGTGGGACTCGATGCAAGAAAGTTACGTGGCTCGTTGGAACCACGAAACTATCAAGCTCGGCTTCCAGATCACCGAAGAAGCGATGGAGGACAACCTCTATCAATCGCTCTCTGAACGTGGCACGAAGGCGCTCGCACGCTCCTTCGCGGAAACGAAGCAGATCAAGGCGATGGTTCCACTGAACCTTGGCTTTACGACCTACAAGACTGGCGACGATGTTTATGCCTTCTCCACCAGCCATACGCTGGTGAATGGTGGCACGAACGCCAACCGTCCGAACTCTGGTGCTGACTTGAACGAGACCTCGCTGGAAGCAGCGATTATCGCGATGGCAGCCTGGACCGACGACCGCGGCCTTCTGGTCAACGCCCGTCCGCAACGCCTGATCATCCCGGCCGCGCTTGAGTTCACGGCAGAACGTATCCTGAAAACTGAGCAACGTCCCAGCACGATGGATAACGACCTGAACGCGATCAAGTCAACGGGTCGTATCCCGGGTGGCTACGCTGTCATCAACTACCTGACGGACACGAACGCTTGGTTCCTCAAGACGGACGTGACCAACGGTTACAAGATGTTCCAGCGCGTCGCGATGAAGAAGGGCATGGAAGGCGACTTCGATACCGGCAACGTGAAGTACAAGGCTCGGGAACGCTACAGCTTCGGCGTAGGCGACCCGCTTGGCTTCTACGGCTCGCCCGGCGCCTCGTAAGAAACTTCTGAGGGGTCCTTCGGGACCCCTCTTTTCCCTGAGGAATTCGCATGTCCACAACTAATAGTGTTATCACCGCCGCAGGCTTTGTTGGCGATCTGACGGGCAACGTCACTGGCAACGTGACGGGCAACGTCACTGGCAACGTGACGGCTGGTCACTCCGATCTTGCTGAGACTGGCGTTATCACCGGTACGGTTGCTGATGGCGTCGTTGCTGGTATCTCGTTGACTCCGACCTATAGCGCCGCTACGGCGCAAACGGTTACGCGCCACAACTATATCAAGTGCATTTCACCAACGCTAGCAGGCGCAGGCCCAGCTGCCGTGACTGATGCTGCGCTTGTTTGGTTCAACGCCGCGGCTGGCACGCACAAGGCTGTTGACGCCGGCACGACCAAAACCTCGCCGGGTACCGTCACCCAATGGATCAAGGTTAACGTTGACGGAACGATTGCTTACATTCCGTCCTACTCTTCCAAGACCTCTTAACGGGAGACGACAATGCGTCCCGTTACACTGACGACAACTGATGCTTCGGGCGGCGCTACAACTAGCGCCGTCCATCGACCTGACACGTCTGTCACGCCGTTCAATGTCAGTATTGTTGTTGACGTTACTGGCACGGTGAACGTTGACATTGAGCATACGCTTGATGACCCGGATAGCGCTTCTGCACTCTGGCTTGATCACCCTTCGTTGGTTGCGAAGACCGCTGACTCGGATGGGAATTACTCATTCCCAGTTCGCGGCATTCGCGGAAAGCAGAATAGTGGAAGTGGGTCATGTCGGATTGTTCTGATCCAGGCGGGTTAAAGCAATGTCTTTATCTCGCGGAGCAGGACTTGGTAGTATAGGGCTAAGCAACAGTTCACCAAATCTTGGCGGCTCTGGAACCGAAGATGGCTCCGATCCTACAACGAGATTTGCCCCAGGGGCAAACTCTGCTTGGGATTTCATTAACAACTACGCTCGCTTCAAGGATGTTTACTACGGCCCGCTTGCCAACACCCCCGGCTGGTCTTTCACTCGCGCTTCGACTGGCTACGCTCAAACGGCGGCGGGTGTTCTTGTACCGTTTGCAAGCGGCGAACTCCGCAGAACAGATAAGGGCGTCCTTATAGAAGGGGCTAGGACTAATCTGTGCTTGCAGAGCCAGACGTTCGATAATGCGAGCTGGACGAAATCATCTACGACGGCGACCGCTGATGCGATAGCCGCGCCGGATGGTACGACGACCGCCGATTTGATTAC